ATTAGTCCCGTCAGTAACAAAACCTGTTGCAGTAGGAGTAGCAATTTTGTAAGTAGAATTTTCTGCGGCAGAACTATTTGCTCTTAACCAAGCATCTATTGTTTGGGAAAATCCTCTCATGTTGTCAATCATATGCCACTCAGATGGGCTATCTGTTCTTTTAATCAAAACCCATTGAGGCTCATAACCAAGCGTCACAGTTGCAATTCCGCTTGCATTAGTCGTGAACGACCCACACGAAATCACATTGTCTGTACCAGTTAGGCCAAAGCCTCCTGCGTTGTGGGCGAATAGGTAGGCTACATAATCTGAACCAGCCGCATTTACTTCTGTTCTACCACCCAAAACAGTAAATTGTGTTGATGTTGGAGAAGTGTTATTCCAAGCCGCAAAACCACTAGCTTCTGCACCAGTTGTGTTCAACTTCAAATATTTTGTATTACCAAGGCTTGTGTGATAAACAAACCAATCTTCAACTCCGCTTGTGCGCTTGACAATAATGCATCCTGGTACAGACCCAAGATTATGTGCAATATTTTGAGTTGAAGAACTTCCACTATAAGTCACAACATCAAAGAACTTTGGTTGCTCTCGGAATGTCCATGAGGCGTAAGTATTACTAGACGAATTTGTTAAAACAGATGAGCCAATTGCGGCAAACCCATCTCCCAAATAAATACCACCACCAGAAGTGGCGGCTGTTGTTGTGTTGGAACTTAGATAATTATCATCACCTCGGGCGGTGTCAGTCAGAACATGGTTTTGTGCTGACCCTCTGTTTTTTACCCAAACCAAACCACCTTTGGTTAAATCAATGCCATTTGAAATACCGTTTACAGAGCCGTTGCCTGTGTAAAGCCAAGTGCTAAATACTTCCTCAATGTAATTAGGCACAGCAGGAACACCACCACCAAAGGCATCGTAACTAGCCGCACCAGAAGTCGCTTGTAATGGCATGGTTTAAGCCTTAAATTGTGTGTTGCTTGCCAAGACTGTAAAGGTTGCGCTACCTGTCTTGATAATCAAATATCTGTAGCTATCAATACCGCTTGCATTACCCGCAGTAGGCGCACCACCTAACCACCTAGTAGTCACCCCAGAAGTTGTGCCATCCACTTGAACGGCAGAGTTGTAGTAAGCAGTAGCACCTTGAGTAACCAAGAAAGCCACGGTCATTGATTGACCTGTAGTCATCAAAGTATTCAATGAAGTACCACTAGAGCCTCTAAAGTTAACTGTCCAGTTAGCAGACGCATTGCTTGTGTAGTAAACGACAGACTGAGTGGTAATGTCGTAGTTAATCGTTCCTGTAGCCGCTGTTGCTGAAACAGTAGCCACTTCAGCCGCATCGTTTAAAACAATGGCTGTAGCTGATGAAGTTCCAGAAAATGTTTGAGTGCCAGTAAAAGTATTAGCAACATTGACAACAGGAATATTAGCACCCGCTAAAGTCGTTGCACCCGTACCGCCACCACCTACGGGCAATGTGGCAAAACTAAGTGTTCCACTACCATTTGTCTGCAAAGGTTGACCGCTTGTGCCATCAGCCGCTGGTAACGTAAAAGTGGTTGTGGACGCTGTGTTAGGGCCAGCCAAATTGACCGCACCGCCTAATGTCGCTTGAAAAGTTAACTGTCCCATGATTTTCCTTTACGGTGCAATAATTAGCTGATTGGCGGTAAAAGCGCCTGTGCTTGGGTTAAATTGTAGTTTGGTAGAACTAACATTTTGTGTGGTAACTGTGCCTGTTGTGGCACTTGTAAACACCAAATAACGTGTTGCATTTGTGCTTGTATCGTCAGCAATCGTGATTCCATTTGCAGGGGTTGCCCACACAGCGGGTGAACCAGCGCCAGCAGACGTTAACACTTGACCATTTGAGCCAACAGAACCATTCACAGAAACTGTTGAATTGGCTGACAAAGTGGTAAACGCACCAGCGGCAGGGGTTGAGCCACCGATGACAGTTGCATCAATAGTGCCACCGTTAATGTCAGCCGTGTCAGCAATCAAACTGTCAATGTTGGCTGTTCCTGTCAAATACAAATTACGCCACTCATGTCCTGTTCTACCAAGGTCATAAGCGTTATCTGTTGCAGGGTCAAAATCAGAATTTACACGCCCAACAAAATTGATTGTGTCGGTGTTGCTACTACCAAAAGTTGAATTGTCGTTAACAACCAAAGTTGTTGCGGTAACAGCGGCTGGCGTTGTTCCACCAATAGCAGGGGGCGCTGACAAATCAAGAGTGCCACCAAGGGTTAAATTGCCTGAACTTGTGACCGTTCCTGACAAGCTGATGCCTGAGACTGTGCCTGTACCGCTGACAGAAGTCACCGTTCCTGATGTAGAAGCCGCCCATGTTGGAACACCAGCGTTTAGCTTTAACACAAACCCGTCAGTTCCAGCCGCTAGAAAAGTGGTTGCGCCAGTTCCTGTTTGATAAGGAACAGAACCTACTGAACCACCAGCAAGGTTTGTAGCCGTTGTAGCGCTTGTGGCTGTAGCGGCATTGCCACCAATGGATAAAGTCGTTGCTGTGCCTGTAAGACCCGTTCCTGCGCCTGTAAATGTGGTTGCATTGACAGCCGCGGCAGTTGTTGCACCAATTGTTGTGCCGTTGATTGAGCCACCAGTAATCGCTACGTTTGAAGCATCTTGAGTGGACATTGTTCCCAAGCCTGAGACTTGAGTGTTTGCAATGGCAATGTTAGTTTCGGCTAACACAGTCAATTGACCTTGTGCGTTGACAGTAGCGGTCAGGGTTTTAGACGCTGACCCATAAGCCGCGGCAGTTACACCCGTGTTGGTGATGCTGAAAACGTAGTCAGTAAGGGTCAATCCTGTGCCAGCGGTATAGGTTGCGGCAACAGAAAAGTTTGACCAAGTGATTGCGGTTGTGCCAATAGTCCCGCCCGGCTGAATCGTGCAATACCACGCAGACCCCGCCAACGTGCTTCCTGATTCCACAAAACAGATTGCAGAAATCAGTTCATCCCATGTATCCGCGTCAGGCGCTCTTGACCATGCCGTAGCAGAAGCCAAGTAAATGCCGTTCTGTGCTGGTGCGGTTTGGCTTTTAACCAAAACCCGATCACCAGCTACTGTAGTCACGCCATCAATGGTTTGCAAACCAGACAAGGTGATGTTTGCGGTTGTTCCACAATTAACGGGTTGTTTCCAAGAAATGCCAGCCGCAAAGAAATCTAAATATGTTTTATTGACAACATCGTTACCGCTTACAGGGGCAGTTGAGACTGATGCAGTCGTAAAAGCCGCTGATGACGGTGTTGTCGCGCCAATAGTCGTGCTATTGATAACGCTGTTTGTAATGTTTAACCCAGATTGGTTAGGGTTTGGAATTGCATAAAATGGCTGACCCTGACCAATAAACGTGTTAAAAGTTTTATCAACATTAAACAGCGCCTGAACAGGCAGAATGTTTTGTTCTATGGATTGTGCAGGGTCAGACATAGCGCCTCTTAGGTTTGATCGCCCACAGGGGTGACATAAACGATTGATGGGCCAGCGCCCGAACCAATCATGCGGACGTAGTAAGGGCTTGCGGGTACTGCCAAGACAATCGGAACTGTCATTGAGGCGGGTAACACAAAGTTCCCTGTGGTTGAGCCACTTACAGGCAAGACAGCCGCGGCCACGTTAGCATCGCCAAGACTGACAGCAACATAGGTAGCACCCGTGTTGATGAAAGAGGCGTAGTTAACTTGGTCATTGGTGCTTGCAGTAATCAGCGTTGCGGCAGTAGAAGTAGCACCCACCGAAATGGCGGTTGTAACTCCTACAGGACGTAAGACCGTAGTATTAGACATGATTAAACAGCGTTTGAATCAAGGGGCAAATACTCAGGGCGATTTACAACCACGGTGTAAGTACCAGCCGCGGCAGAAGCGCTTGAGCCTGTTGCATTGACAAACTGAACAATCAAAGTGTCAGCCGCAGAAACATAAGCATTTGCAACAGCAACACCAGTAGTTTGAGCCGCGGGTAAAGACACTTGAACTGCATCACCAACCTTGAGGCCAGCAACGGTAACAGTCTTAGATGCGCCAGAAGTGGCAACGGTTGTAGCAGTAAACGCCACGCCCATAACGAATGCGTTGGAGATGTTTCCACGCAAAATAGTCGTTTGCAGAGCCATGATAATTCCTTTTCAAGAATGGTTAAATTGTAACGCTAAATAAAGAAAAAGCCACCCCTTTTGAGAGTGGCCTTTTTTTAAACTGAACTCAAATTACCAAGAAAGTAATGGAGAAGTTTGGCCATAACCTGTAGAGGTACTTGGGCGCTGAACAGACACTAGGTAAGTACCTGATGCTGGTGTAACGCTTGCGGCAGTTGGGTTAACAAAACGAATTGTCAATTGGTCAGCGGCTGAAACATAAGCGTCAAGAACGCCTACGCCAGCAGTCTGAGCGCCATTGAATGCTACTGAAACAAAATCACCAACGACCAAGCCAATGCCGGTGCTGGCAAAGTTTTGGGCGGCAGTTGTAATTGTTGCAACAGCGGCAGGGGTAAGAGTCAAAGAAAACACACCACCTTTGACCACGTTGGTCATTGGGGCAAATGATTCTTGGGTGACTGTTGTTGCTGGGCCGGGATTTGCCATGATAATTTCCTTAAATAAAGTTTAGAACTGGAGGGGTGTTTAGCCCCTCCTAGACCATTAGGCCGCCACTCGGCAAGCCAATTCAGGGTACAAAGGCGCCCAACCATACAAAACGTCCAAACGTGTAGGAATGGAGTCATTGTTGATGGTGTACTGACGCACAACACGCATTGACAAACCAATTTCCTTATCGCTTGCACGACCAGCAAAATGCACACCTTCTGGCAATTCCAGATCGGCTACTGCAAGCGTAAACGCATTGCGGTGCATGATGATGTTTTGTGGGGAAACAGTACCAGTCTTGTTAAAGAAAGACACAGCGGCAGTTGCAGAAGTCGTTGGGATTGACACGTTCTGGAATTGACCAGCGGTAATCACAGCGGGGCTAACAACAACAGACATAGTGCCATCAGTAGCGGCAACGGCAGTCTTAACCACGAAATTACGCAGTTTGTTAGTGCCGTAGGCTTGACGGTTTTGGGGGTTGACCGCATAAACACCAGCGATTTGGAATACATCGCCAGCATTAAGGGAAACCGTACCAGTAGCGGTCAAAGTGATGGTGCTAGATGATGCCCAACCAGAAGTCAGGAAACCCGTAGCAGTAGTGGTTGCACAGACGGCAGTTCCCGCGAATGAGCCAAAGGTTTGGCTTACCACGTTCTGATCCATCTTCCAGTTCATGCCAGCAGAGTCGCGACCCATCAGACCTTTTTCGTACTGTGAACCAATACGGTCATTAGGAACGAACAAACCCTTCAAGCTATCAACAATGGTTGCTGATGTGAAAGGCTCAACGATACATGATCTGCGGCCATCACGGGGTGCGCCTTCAGAGTCAAGGTAAGCGCCAGCAGTCAAATATGTGATCAAGCCTGTGGGCGGTGTTCCAGCAGTACCAACGATGTTGGCAGTTTGCAGGGTAGCCATAGACATACCGTCACGGTCAATCTTGTTGGCAATAGCGGCAATAGCTGGCTTCAACACGCGGTCAGAGAACATATCCAAGGACAAAGCCAAGTCTTGTGTTGTGAACTGTGTATCAACGTGGAACTGTGTAGACAAAGTAACGGGAACTGAAGTCTCGTTAAAATCTTCCACGTTCAGCGCAGGGCCAGTAGTACCGATGAAACGACCGGGCTTGCGGACATTGACTGTGTTACCAATCTTTGCACCGACAACCGCGAATTGGTCATCATAGTTGCGGTCAACTTCACTTGTAAAAGTCAACTCATTTTCTAAGACCATCAACGCTTCGTTGGTGATCTTGCTTATCGTCAATAAATTATTAGCCATTTTTAAACTCCAAAAAGATTAGGTTTACCGAATTTTCCCCGATTTTCTGGCGGCCTTCCAAGCCTGATATGAACCATGAAATTCGCCATCAGCGGAAATCGGTACATCAGCCTTGCCTTGCCCACCACGAATCGGTTGAATCGGTGCTGGTGCTTTACTTCTAACAACAGGGATTGTCTGCGTAGTCTCAGGCTTTGCCTCAAACCTTGCTTCCAATTTTCCTATCTCTCTAAGCGCGGCATTTGGACTCAAGCTGGCGATCTTTTTGGCTAGGTCATTGTTTTCAGCTAGGTGATACAGGATTTTTGGGCCTACATCACTCTCCAGAATTGCATCCCTGACTGCGTTGTTTACAACTACGTCACTAGATGCGACCAAATCATCAAAATCGGGCAATTCGGCTTTCGCTTCCTGAACCTTCTGCGCCCAAGATTGGATAATCTTTTGTTGCGCTTCCTGCTCTCTCTGCTGTGCCATTTGCCTATCACGTTCAGCTAACGCTTTTTCTGTCGAATACTCAGCAAGAGCCTTCGCATACTCAAACGCATCGTTGAACTGGCTCGGTTGTGGCTCTGGATCAACACTAACCGCCTGTTGAGGCTGTCTTTGCTGTTCTAGTGCCGCCAAACGCTGTTCTAGTTCTACCCTAGCTTGACGCTCTGTCTGCGCTTCTTTTCGCGCTTCCTCACGTTGCTTGGTTATCTCTGAAAACCGCTTTTCAAGTTTAGGATTTTGCTTTCGCTCACCCTCTTGGTTTGCTTCCTTTTCTGCCTCTTTCGGCTCACTCTGATCATCTTCGGCTACTGGCTCGGTTTCTTCAACCGCCTCAGTCTCCGCTGGAGATTCAGCTAAACCTAATCTGTTTGCATAAAATTCTGCCGCATTCTCGCTTGTCAATACTTGACTTGCTTCTTTTTCGGACATACGTTTCCCAACGATTTAACCCTGTGACCCTCACAGGTAAGGTTTAGTGGTTTTTACCACATATTCTTTACAAAATCAAATAGCCCGTTCTGTTGTCTCTGCACTTGCATTGTGTAGTGTTTCTTTGTGCATTGTGGCCAACAAAATAGCAATCTGTTGCTTCATTCTTTCAATCTCTAACTTTGTCTGAGAATTGATAACCGTATCGTTTGCCTGACCCTCAACACGCATTTGCATTTCAACACGGTCACTTTGTTCACGCAGTTCAGCCTCATTTGCCCTGCCTGTCTCTTTCATCAGGGTGCGCTTAGTCTCTGAGTCTTGCTTCATTTGCTCAACGTCCATGCGGTTTTTCAGCAACAAATCTCTAGCCTGAAGCGCCTGTGTAAGTTCCTGAATCTGTTTCTGCGACATAGCCAGTTGCATTTGAACTTGGGGCGGCACTTTGGATTTATCGTCAATTTGAGCCATTGGGTTAGAAGCGGCAAGGCGGTCAGCAATGATGTCCGCGCCCGGCCAATCCATGTTTCTAAACACCAAGTCTCCAGCCACTTGCATCAATTCTGGTGCGGCTGACAGCAGGGGAAGCATATTGTCCACGGCTTCTTGGCGTTTGCTGTTGTAGCCCGGCCCTGTTTCCATCACCACATCGTATTGACCAACGCTAATGTCATTCAGCACATGGTCAACAGAGTCACGCTGGTTAATCGTCAACAGTTCTGGCTTGCCATCGTCACCAATGATTCGCATAACACGCTCTGTGTCGTAAATCTTAGGAATCAAATCAAGGCAAATCTTGCCAACGTGAGCAATTGAACGGGTCAAATTGTCGTAGTAGTCAAAGTTTGTCAGGTCAACTTGCTGTTGCTGGCCGTTCAATGCTTTGCCTGAAATGTTGCCTTGACCAAGTTGAGCAGGGTCAAACACACCCATGATAGCTTTAATGTCGTTGTCCACACCCATAGCCGCGGCCATAATTCCCGCTTGTGGCGGCTCTGGCTGTAGGCGAACTGGTGCGGGTGCAGGGCGACCGTCAATGTCTGTCTGTTTGTAGCGCAGAAGTGGGAATGACTTGATGTTGGCATTTGACCAATCGTTCTCATGCCCTTCGTCCTGACCTTCAGCCAGCAACCATTTGGCTTTGGGGGCAAGCGCCACACCTTCTGTGATAGAAGTCTGCCAAAAGTTATACATACGCTGTGGGTCTTTGGCATAGCGAATCATGCCAAACTTTTTGCGCTTGTCACCAATGACAATGTGTCTGCCGTACACGGGAACAATTGGGATGTATTTGCCAGCCCAATCACGTTCCTCAAGCACTTCAACCGCGGTCATCTTGCAATACTTAATTGTTTTCTTGAATGAATCGCGCTTGTCAATCACCGTGATGCCGTAAGCGTCAAGGCGTTTAAAGAAGTCTTTGTCATCAGCAAAGGTAGCTGAACCATCGCTCAAAAGATAAAGCGTAGCCTTTTCTCTGACGGTGTAGTAATACTCAGCAAGGCGAATATCCTCTTTGGTGATCCACTCAGACTGTGAGTCGCCTGTGCCGCGCTGTGTGAAACTTGTGCCGCCATCATCAGCATCAGGGTACAGCTTGCGGAATTCCTCTTTCAGCATCATTGTTGTAATTAAGCAACGGTCAGCGTCAGAGCCATCAGGCGCTACTGAATTGGGGTCAAAGTACACCGTGAATGGGTTATCTATAGGGTCAATGTAGATTTCCTGATCAAAGGAATCCTCTGAAATGTAGTCAGTTCTGACCCGCATATAGCCCCAACCCATGCGAACAGCGTATTCAAACGCATTGTCATAAGCATGGTCAGCATTGGAATTGACTTCAATGTGGCGAATGATGCCGCTGATTGTCTGTGCGTCAACCATGTCCTCATGCGTATTTGTGGCATGGACTTTAATGCGGGGGCGTTGCTGGCGTTGCTGATTAGAGACTTGGCGGCAATAGTTGTCCACCTTGTTCACCGTGATGACAGGGCGGGATTCAAGATTGCGTGAGTTTTGCAGTTCTACAGGCCATTGATCACCAGCGCCAAACTTCAAATCTTCAAGCGCTTCCTGACGATTCATTGTGTCTGCATCGTTTGCAAACTTTAAGAAGTCAATTGCTTCCTGAATTCGTGAGTCGTAATCATCAGCCATGATGTTGCCCTAAGTGATTTTGTGCCATTTTAACTCATCCATGAGTGTTGGCTACCATAATTTGCGGTAGGTCTAGGCTTTCTGGCTTGTCTAGGCTCATTGACCATCAGACCAATATACCTAAACGCATCAGCGCCATGTGAATAATTGTCGTGCAAAGGCGTTTTGCTAAATTGCTTGGTGTCTGGGTCAACATCGTAACGGTAATGGCGTAGGCATTGCAAGCCTTCGTGACAGTTCTCCCTGTCAAACCACATATTAGTAAACAATGTTCTAGCCGCATTGATTGAATCCATGATGGGCGTTCTAGGAATTATCTTGGTCTTATAACCAGCACCCCTAACAATTTCCTCAATGCTTCTACCGTTTGCCGCCAGCGTCTTGTTTTCAGCATCGTGCGGTAGCCAGAGGGTGTCGTACATATAGCCAAAGGTCTGCATCTTGGCTAGATAGTCGCTCATGGTCTGCTGATTGCCCTCAATGTAACGAATCAAGCGGGTTTCCATGCCTACAAACTGTAAGAACCAGATTGCTGTGGCATCAGACCAACCAAGGTCAAAGATGGCGTGAACGGGCTTTGTGGCATCGTAGTTGACCTTTGTGATGCGCCCATCTAACTCAGCCAGTTGCATTTCTCTGGCAAAGATAGCCCCATCTACTGTCTGGCGGCATAAACCTTCCCAAACCACGTTATAAGCCTGTGGATCACGGTGTTTAAGCGCATCTTTCTCAAGTTTCAGCGTTTCAGGAAACCAAGGGTTGTCAGACCAGTTGACCTTTTGAACAATGCAATCTTCTGGCGGGTTTTGCACAAACCGCTGGTAAGTCTCATCAGTCTCTAATTCAGGGTTAAAGGTTATCCATATTTCAGACTTTTCCTTACGAATGGTAGGAATCAGCACGTTCCACGACATACGGCTGGTTGTCTGCGCTTCCTCAACCCAACACACATCAACACCCTCATAAGACTTGACGTTGGCCACATTGTTCTTTAAACCCACAAAGCTGAACTCAGAGCCATTCTTGCCCCTGATGTTGGTCTGGGTGATTTCGTAGAACCCAAGCAAGCCTAAAGCCTCAATCTGGTCACACAGTAACTTGTGAACTGAGTCTTTGATAGAAGTTTGGAATTCACGGGCGCAAAGCACTCTTAACGGGGCTTGTGCGCCTTTAATGAGCAAAGCCCTTGCTACCCCCCATGACTTAGCGCCACCGCGTCCACCGTAAAGAACTTTATAACGTGATGGCTTGAACAGGCACTCTAGCTTGAGTGGGAACTCAGCCTTTGCAATTGCTTGGGTTACTTCACTCACTTGGCTTCACAAATGAAACTTGAATGCCTGAGAGCAATGGCGTTCCATCAGCACCCGTGATTTCAGTCTTTGTGCTTTCACGGTACTTCTTTGGGAATCGTGCCGCCATTGACCGTGACCACAATGTTGCGTTCAATCGGTCACTTTCTTTGTTCTCAACCATGTAAGCCGCGGCTTGTTCCTCCCACCACGCTTGCTCATAAGTCTTGGCATCGTCCAAGGCGTGCAAAAATTCCTCATGGGCATCACGCCATGAATACATTGTGCGTAAGGAAACGTTAAGGTTTGCCGCTATTTGTTCAACGCTTTTGCCGATTCTGCCCAAAGTAACCACTTCCTCACAATATTTTGGATCGTAAAGGGTAGGGCGACCAACAGGGCGTTTTTCGGTTGTTTCAGTCATTTATAAGTTTTGCGTTTCGTTCTTGAATAGTCATGTGGCTTGGGTCAAACACAACAAAGTTCTTTGTATTCTTAGATTGACCATTTGACATTTGGTCAGAGTACTTGATGCCTCTAATTCCAGCATTTTGCATAACTTGCCTACCAGCTTCGTCTTTGCCCACTTTAGCCAGCAAATCACCGCCAAGGTCATTCATGTCCACTCCCATAGATTTGGCAAGTTTTCTGACGATCATTGGTTGTTCTTTAATTGGCGCATCCCAATCCAACATTCTGCGGATATGTGTGTCAGGCAAGTCAACTTTGTAAAGATTGCCTACTGTTTGTTGCTGATATAAGTTTTTAGCGGTATCAAACGCTTTTTGGGCGGTCATTAGGTCTTTACCGACAAAACCCATATCTTTAAAATTCTTTGCAATTTCTTCAGGGGTTTTTTGGGTCAAGAAATCTTCGTAAACTTGCATTGATGTGTAATCACCAGCTTTCTCAGCTTGATTGTACCTTTTCATCAAAGCATCTTCAAATTTAGTGTCTCTTGGGGTAAACCTTTTAGCTACCTCTTGGTCTTGGGCTGTGTATAACCCTTTGCCATACATTTGTGCGCCTTCGCCTGTGCCTATCTTTCCAAGGTCAAACCTTTGAAACACATGGGGTGAACCATGCCAAACAGTCATTCCAAGGGGGTTATAAGCGCCAGCCATTTGTTTTGCTAGTGCTTGCGTCTTAGGGCCGTACCCAATGCCTTCTGATGCC